CGATAATCTATTTTAGTATTTCTTTTAGCAAACTCACTAACAAGTGTATTTACAATGTTTGGAATTATTGGATAGAATTTTAATTCCATTGCAGAATCTGTATCTTCTACAAGTACATCCAATATGTCAACCATATCATTGTCTACTTCTGGAATATAATCAGTCTTATCAATTACACCTTTTGCAAGTTTGTAATTCTTCATCAATCTTCTTGACTTCTCTCTGATTTGTTTTATCCCTTGCCATTCAATCCAATCAATGTTATGTCTATACCATTCTTCATCCTTTTCCTCTATAGGTAAGAACTGAATTGGTTGTGTGAATACATTATATCTATTTTTATTTTTAGATTTTTTTCCACCTTTAAGGTCCATTGCATTTAATACTTCCATACTATCTTAAATTTTTGAATGCACTTCTTTGTTTTTTAAAACCACTATTGGAATTATTCATACCAATATTTTTAAAAGGGCTTCTGTTTAATTTATACAAATTTTCTGAATTATCCAAATATTCTGTGTCTTCATGTTCAATTCTTACAGTTGTTCCTCTATTTGATTCCTGAATTTTAACAAATGTAATTAATGCGCCTAAAGAAATCAATCTATCGACATTTAATCCTGGTTGGTATGCTTCCATTTCAACCATTGCCATTATATCCGGAATTCTAGATACTCCAAATTGAATTATATTTACATTTCCATCTTCGCTATACTCAACATCTAATTCCTCTTTTAAGAATTCAATCAGATAACTCAACATAACTGTTTTAAATATGGTTGAAACATTTCGCCATCCATATTGTTGGAATTGGGTTTTTGATGCTTGTATTTCTTTAGAAAAGACCATTTGAGATGAAGGCACTAAATACTTCTGTTTTCTTTTAAATTGCATGTGTTGAATAAACAAGGGTACATTGTTCTCAACAACTGTCCAAGCTTGATACCATTCAATCATTAATTCTAATCTCTCATGCGTTTTATTAATGTCATCAAATCGACCACACCATGAAGCAACAATCTTATCACCTTCAATAAAGTTTTCTACTTCACCATTCTGTTGTATTCTTTGTACCTGTACAGGATTTTTGTAAATGTAAATTGAACATAGAGATTCGGAAGTTGTAGTTTTTCCTTCTCCAACTGGATCGACAGATGCAAAGTATGTTGTACAGAATTTAATTTCATCATCCGGTTCTTCCCATACTTGAATTACTCCAGTTTTATCTTCAGCATTTTTTGTAATAGGAAATTCTGTAATTGGAGGTTTGGTTGTAAGAGAAGCAACAATTTCACCATTAATACCATAAGATAAATTATAACTCTTAAATGGATAGTCACCTTCTTCAATATTTCTTTTGTGACCTTTGATTACTTGAGTTGGAAATATACTTTCTCCTCTAAATGCAAAAGCCTCTTCTAAGTTAGTTGGATGCTGGGAAATTCGAATCTGATATTGTTCAGGATCCAAATCTTTTTTCCACTGAATTCTTTTTTCAATAATAGCCGCTAATGCTTCCTCAACTTTACTATTACCAAAGTCATCTATGAATGGAGGCATTGACCATTGTTCTGGAATAAACAATCCAGTAACTAAGACTGTACCTTTATCATTTACAAACTTATTCCTTACACCATAGAATCCATTTCCCTTTGGTTTGTACATGAATTTCTTCAATGGTTCACATTGTTTCAAGTCACCTACTGATCCTGCAGCAATAAAAAATCCTGTTGTAATATCTCCAGATTCCATGGCTGGGCGCATGAACTCATAAGTCTTATCCATCGATTTAGCAATTCCTGCTTCCTCATAGAAAAACAAAGTACATAAACCCCCTACACCGGCTGTATCCGATTGCTCAAATGATAATGATTGAAGTACACCCTTTCTACCTTTTTCAGTCTTTCTTCCATTCTCTACATACTCAATCTTTTGCTGCCATTCACCGACACCACCTGGATTCATCGGTCTATACCAAGCAGTATGTTTATTTAAGAAAATTCTGTATGCTTGTAAGATTTTCCATGTACCAGTTACACCAGTGATGTAAGCTGATAATGAAGCTCCTATTTTTAAGATTGGCGATTGTTCAAACCATAGTATGTTTAATAACTTAGCAGCATGATAAAGGGAAGAACCGAACTGTCTTTTCTTTAGGACACATCCATGCTCATAGTTGAGTTCTGCGATACATTCATATAATGCCATGTGCAACTGCGCATCCCATATATCAGTAAAGTCATCTGTCTTTTTAACTTTGTCTGGAATCTGTAAGAAGTTAATCCAGAAATAATAATCTCGCGGTAAATACCATTTCTTACCATTGTTGTGTATGAAACAACCTTTTCTACATTTGAGTTTTTGATCATCCCAGTAATTAATGAAATCTCTTGAACCCTCTAATGCATCTGTATAATATCCATGCTTCCTAAAGGTTTCTCCAGGTTCTTGAAATATTTTTACTGATTCATCAAATTCATATTCACCAGGTTCCTTAAAGTAATTATTTTCTAAATCATCTTTAAAGTCTTCTCTGGTATCATAAGATACAAAGCCCCACACCCCATTATTATAACAGGGTATGTCTTTGTATATCATTCCTAATTTATCATTCATAATTAATCATCATAAGATAATCTACTTCCACCTCTTGCTCTTGAAGATTGCTCTTCTTCCAAATCTTTTGCTACACCTTTAAATGATTTTCGAATTGAATCAAAGTTTTTTGCAGCTTGTACAATTGCAGAAATATTTCCATCTCTCCCATCAGTGATACTTTGAGTATTCATATAAAATGCAAGTTTTTCTAACATGTTTGAAATACCATTGTATGCGCGAGTAGTAGGAGTTTCATATAAAGATATAGTTTTCTTTAAACCTGCAATGATTAAAGGATCTTCAGTACTAAAATCTGCTTCAATATCTTTTAGAATTTCTAATTCTAAATCATCTTGTGGTCTATTATAATAAGGATTATCTTCACTTCGACAAGCAATATAAAAAAAGTATTCAAAAATCTTAATGTAATTTTTAGGATACTCTTCCATTATTTTTTTATAGATACTAATTGCATAGCAATGCTCTGAAGGAACTAATGCTTTTCCTTTAAGTTCAAATAGTTTAATGGACATTATTCAATAGTTTAGCTTTATTATTATTTACATACTTAAACAAATCTAGTACTTCTTTTTTTAAGTAAGGTATTTTGTGAGGTGTTACTTTTTTAACTACTGGATGACCTTCGGCATCTAGCATTACTACTGGATAACCATATTCATCTAAAGATTCAATTTCGAATTCAATATGATCAATTTGCATGATACCTGGATTCAAGTTGTAGTTATGTTTAAGCATCATGTACATATAGATACTTAACTGCAAAGCATAGTCATTAAAATTGCAATCATCTAAATGAGATAAAGGTGGAAGCATCTTTTTAGTTTTTCCATTTGCTGTTTTAAAACCTTCTTTCTTAATCTCTTTATTTGTTTTGTAATCATACAAATCAATACAATCATTTACTACTTCAACTCTATCCGCTTGTCCACATATACCCACTGACATAAGATAAATCAAATGCTCTGGATATATACCTTCAGATAAAGCTTGTGATGGTGCTAACTTTACATAACCATCCATTAAAGGATCGATAATAGTAAGAGGTACACCATTTCTTGTAATAGTATTACAGTTTAAAATATCTTGTTCTCTTCGATCATGATACCAGGAACCTAATGTTACAGCTCTAGTGTTTTCAGCTTTCCAAATCTTTCTAATTTCTTCAGGAGTCTTTCCAACATACTTTGGATTTTTTCCTTTAGAACAAGCTACCGACATCTTCATTTCATCAAATGGTTCTTTGAAGTAGTGTATTAATCTGGTAACACTGATCCAATCAATTGGATTTTCAGTATCAACACTCACATACTTATGAGTATCTGCATAAAATTTAATTGCCATATTATTTATCTTGTAAATGTTTAAATACTATATTTCGCGCCATGTTAGCTGTTTCAAAATCAGAACTATGCAACATTGCTTTTAGTCTAAAATATTGTTTACCATCTATCATTTCTAATGCAAGTATATCACCAAGATTTTCAAAAACTGTATCAGCTATTGAATTAGTAATTGATGCTGATGCTGATGCCATATCTATAGGTATTTGTTTATTCATTTTATGAATATAAATTAAATCGCTTGCCGTCATTCCATTAGGAATTGAGGTTACATCTATTACAGCACTATTCTGGAACATCTTCTCTAAGTTTTTTTTGTAACATATACTCTTCTTCAAATGTAAGCACCGCTTTCCATTTAGGTTCTGCCAGCGGACATTCAGAAGATAAAGATCTAATTTTTAGTTTTAAAGAGCACCCACAATCCCCACAACAAGGACCTGTTCCAGGCATTGCACATTTACCATCAAATAATATACAACCTTCACAAAAGGCCATTCTTTCTGCAGCAATTTCTTCAATGTGATCAACTTTAAAAATGTTATTCTTTATCCCCTCCAATATTTGCCCCTTGGCTTTCCAAATTTTTATTACGCTTTTCATATAATGGTTGATAATGGTTATTACATGTTTT